ATTATTTCAAAGTGCTGACAAACCGCCCGCTGCTTTATATTTGGTGGGGTTCGGCTCCGGCAGACTTGGCGGCTTATTGGGGCGGTTCGCTGGCCAATGTCGCCGCGATGATTACGGCCTTGCGCGCTGCGGCGATTGCGGCAGGCCTCGGAACGCCTTACATCGTCGTTTTGAACGATCTCGACACAGCGGTTAAAACCTCCATCGGGGCGGACGCTATCGGCGCTTATAACCCCACAGTCACACTAACGCCGAGCATGACATGGGCGGCCTATGAAACGGCTGTTGAGGCTTATTGGGCGGCGCAGCTTGCGACTTCCGCGAAGTTCATTCCGAGTTGTTCAAGCGGTTGGACCCGCACCGGGATTTATCGGCGGCCCATGTCGTTCTACCAATCTATTCGCCCTTGGATGGGAAATCTTGTGACTGCGGCCCGCCCCTCGGCGGCCGAATTGAAGGCGCATATTACCGCCGTGCGGGCTTTTATCGCGGCAAATCCAACGCCGTGCGACGCCAATACGGCGCTTCTTTACGCATGGGACGAATGCGACGAAGGTAACGGCATTTGCCCCACCATCGGCAATCCAAACGGCATGGCGTTGGTGTAATCCTCGGCCATGCCGGTAACTAAACAGCTAAGGGCGGATTAAATGGCTACGATTAATCAATTAACGTCTGTGGATACGCCATCAGGTTCTGACCTAGTTCCGATCTATTCCAGTTCAAACGGCGATACGCGCAAGCTGTCCCTCACTAATCTTGCAGCTTGGATTCTGAATGAAATTAACACAACGATCTCCACAACGAATTATGACAGCCCCTTCGTCAATCAAATCCCTATGGTTGTCGGGGTTGCTCAGGCGGCGCAGCGTAGCGTAGGCATTCTTTGCACCGTCGCAGGGAATGTTAATATGCAGTTATCAAGCGGAGGAACAATTATTGTCCCTGTGCTACCCGGATGGCAAACTTTCCCGTTCGCTTGCACCGAAATCCTCAGTTCCGGAACTACTGCTACAGCTTCCTACTATAACTTGGTGTGATCTATGCAAGTTCCGATTGTATCCGGCATTTATACGGATAGCTTGGGCGATTTTCGTACTAGCTATCCGATTAACCTTATGGTTGTTCCGAAGCAGCAAGGCATATCTGACACTTATCTGCGCCCTGCGGATGGTATTGTTAGCCTCGGAACAGGACCGGGGCCGGATAGAGGCGGCATTAATTGGGGCGGGGTTTGCTTCCGCGTTATGGGTCAATATCTTTGCCGCGTTAGCTCTGCCGGTTCAATTGAACTGTTAGGCGACATTAGCGCAGGAACCAGAGCAACACTTGATTACAGCTTTGACCGGCTAGCGCTTTGTTCGGCTAATAAGCTGTATTATTACAATGGTACAACTGTCAATCAAGTTACTGATGTTAACCTTGGAAATGTTATTAGTTTTATTTGGGTTGACGGTTATTTCATGACTACGGATGGTTCAAGCATTGCTGTTACGAACCTGGGCGATCCGATGACGGTTAACCCGCTGAAGTATGGCAGTTCTGAAGCGGACCCTGACCCGATTGTGTGTTTGCTTAAGCTTCGGAACGAACCTTACGCCGTTAATCGCTATACGATTGAAGTCTTTCAGAACGTTGGCGGCCAATTCTTCCCGTTTCAGCGTCTTACAGGTTCGCAGATTATGCGCGGGGCTGTGGGAACCTATGCCGCTTGCGTCTTCGATGACGTGATTGCTTTTGTTGGCTCTGGCCGAAATGAGCCACCTTCGGTTTGGCTTGGCGCTTCAGGAACTACGGTTAAGATAGCTTCGCGTGAGATTGATACAATTCTGCAAGGCTACACGGACGCGCAGCTTGCGGCGATTAGTGTTGATGTTCGCATTGATAAAGGCCACAAGCTTCTTTATATCCATTTGAACGATAAAACGCTTGTCTACGATGCGAACGCTTCGGCTGCACTCAAGACTAGCGTTTGGGTTATCTTGTCTTCGTCATTAACAGGTTACGGCGTTTACCGCGCTCGCAACTTCGCTTGGTGCTACGGTAAGTGGATCGTTGGTGATTCGATTGATTCGAGCGTTGGTTATTTCTCCAATACTATATCTAATCATTATGGTGATACTGTTGGTTGGGAGTTTAGTACGCAAATCTTCTACAATGCGACGAATGGCTTAATATTCCATGAAATTGAACTTGTGGCTCTGACGGGAAATGTGGACTTTTCCCTAGACCCGGTTGTCTTTACTAGCTACAGTACAAACGGCGTCTCATGGTCCCAAGAAAGGCCGCGCCGTGTGGGCAAGTTAGGGCAAAGATCACAGCGCATTAACTGGCTTCAGCAAGGCAATATGCTTAACTGGCGTATTCAGAAGTTTAGAGGCAACTCAGATGCGCGTATTTCCCCAACCGCTCTTGAATGCAGGGTTGAGCAATTAAATGTTTAGAATCTTAACGAAGATTAACAGACAACAGTATTCCGAATTTACGAATAATCCTCGCACTGTAAAACAGTATGAGGATTTATTCTTAGCGGTTGACGCTATCAATGCGGGAACGATTGCGCCGGGTAGCGCCAATATTCCGCAAAATGTTGGTGACATGACGTTTGAGGCGACTTCTAACACGGTACTAACCATTCGGCTAATGGGAACCGATGGCGTCGTTCGCTCTGCTACCTTGGGGCTTGTCTAATGCAATTGGCCGTCAACGATAAGATTAGCCAGTTTGAAGAATTGCTGTTGCAGCTTCCGCAAGTTTCGACGCCGGTAACGCATGAATTTTGCGATGGGCTTTACGCTCGCACTATGTTTATTCCGGCTGGCGTCGCGCTAACCGGAGCAATCCATAGAAGCGAAAACTTTCTATTTGTGCGAAGCGGTGAAATTAGCATCATTACTGACGAGGGCATGAAGATGGCCGCAGCGGGCGACTTGATTAAATCAGGTGCTGGCGTCAAGCGGGCTGGATTTGCCCACACTGATACGATTATCACAACGGTTCACGCGAACCCGTTGAATGAAACTGACGAAGAAACTTTATGGCAAATGTACGTTGTCCCGGATGACGAAGCCTTAGAGTTTAGGAAAACGCTTTTGATTGAGGTTACGCTATGACTTTTGGATTAAGCGCAGGCGCAATCGGGGGCTTGACTACCGCAGCGGGTGGCATCGGTTCGGCCTTGCTTGGCGGCAATGCGGCGGGTAAAGCTTCGGCTGCGCAGATGATGGCGGCGCAGGCTGGCGTAGGTGGGGTTAACAATTCGATTAACCAAGCGAACGGCCTGTATCAGAATGATGTTAATAATACGAACAACTTGCGTGAGCAAGGCATTAACTCCATAAATGGTTTTTACGGTAACGGCGTCAATAGTGTTAATAGCTATTTTGGCGCAGGCGCTGGGCAGGCTAATGACAAGCTTGCCCAATTTGCACAGATGATGCAGCCCTATATTAATGGCGGCAATGGCGCGCTGACTGCACAGCAAAACTTGCTTGGCATTAACGGAAATGATGCGCAAACTGCGGCTATTAATGGCATTAAGACTAGCGGCCAGTACGACGCGCTTAACGCGCAAGGCCAGGACGCTATCTTGCAAAACGCTTCAGCTACAGGCGGTTTGCGTGGCGGCAATGTTCAAGGCGCGCTTGCTCAGTTTGCGCCCGCGTTGCTTAACCAAATGATCCAGCAGCAATACGCCAACTTGGGTGGCCTTACCTCGATGGGCGCGAACGCGGCTAACAGTGTGGGCAATGCTGGTATTAATACGGGTAACGCAATCCTCGGTGCGGCGAGCAATGCCGGTAACACTATTGCTAATCTTGGTAGCAATGCTTCGTCCAATGAAAACGCGCTTAATCTAGGAACGATGCAGCAACTTAACAACCTTGGCATTAACCTATCTAATACGAGCATGAACGGCGCGCAGCTTATTAGCGGTTTGCTTAACCAATCCGGCGCAGCGCAGGCCGGTGGCGCATTGGCGCAGGGCAAGGCGCAGCAGAACGGGCTTAACTCTATCTTCCAGGGCCTTGGCTCTTGGCTTGGGGGCGGTAAATAATGGCCGGTGCAATTGGACCTATCGACTATTCGACGGGCGCAGATAGCCCTTTGGCGGCCTTTAATCAGGGCTTTCAGAGCGCGGCTAATGTTGTCCAAACCCAACAGGCGCAGCAACAGGCGCAGCTTGCGCTTAACACGCAACAGCAAATGAGCCGCGACGTTGCGCAAGTTTCGCAGAACCCTACGCCGCAGGCTATTGCGCAGCTTGCGGTAAAGTACCCCTCGCTTTCCGAGCATTTCGGGAAGTCTTTTAGCATGGTTGACCAAGCGCAAAAAGACCAAAGGCTTAACGCTGCGGTTCCGATCTACGCCGCAGTCAATAGCGATAATCCTGACGTTGCCATTAACTTGCTGAATAAGCAGGCCGACGCTTTGGAGGCCGCAGGAAAGACGCAAGAGGCGCAGTCCTCGCGTGATATGGCGAAGCTTGTCCAATCCAACCCACAGGCCGCCAAGCTTAACATGGGCTTGGCTTTGGCCGCTGTTGGTGGCACGGACAAGTTTTCTTCGATGTTCCCGGCTGTCGGGAAAGAAGCGCGTGATAATGCGCTTGCTCCTGCGACCGTGGCGAAAGCTGGCGCTGAAGCGACCAAGGCGCAGGCCGAAGCCGCTGTTGCCCCGCAAGCCGCCGTCCTGGCTAACCGCAATATTCAAAGCCAGATCGCGGAACGGAGCGCGCGGCTTGGTTTGGATCAAGACAAGCTGACTTCTGAAATGCAAGTCAAAATGGAGGAATTGAAAGTTAAGCAGGGGCTTAACGCACTTCCTGACGCACGAAAGCTTGTTAACGATTCGGTTCAATCTTCTGTTCTGTCAAATGCTACAGCTGAAAAATATAACACCTTGGCCAATGGTTTGGAGCAAGCCGGGACGCAAGGCAACTTCGCGGGGCGCGGTTGGGATGCTTTTCGCTCCATGACGGGCATTGACGGCGGCAATGAACTTAAAAACTTGAAGATGGAATTTAACCGGCTTCGGGCGCAAGGTTTGGCCACGTCTATGCCGGGTGTTACCCGAATGACTGACAATGATATTAAGATCGCCTCTAAGGGCTTCCCCGATGCTGACGCGCCTTTGGCTCAGGTTACGGGCTTCCTTCGGGGCGTTGCAAAAATGCAACAGATTGACGCCGCGACCAATGCCATGAAAGCCGATTGGGCTAACTCAGTCGGAAGCTTGGGCAAGCCGAAGCAGGATATTAATGTCCAAGGCGTCACGGTTCAGGCTGGAATGAACTTCGCGGACTTTCAAAAGCAGTTTGTTGGAAGCATCGTAAACAAGTTTTCTCAACAGGCCAATACGAAAACTGTTCAAGAGCGCGACTATATGCAACACGCCAACCCGGAAGCGCAATAATGGCTAATGTCGGAACCGCCAAAGATACCGGAAACGAACTTTATACCCTTGCGTCTGTTATTCAGGGCGAAGCCGGGGGCGAAGGCCCTGAGGGGATGAAAGCTGTTGCCTCTGTTATCAAGAATAGAGCGGACAATAACTTTAACAATCTTGGTTCTGATCCGGTTGCGCAGGCTACGGCAAAATCGCAATTTAATGGCCAATCGAAGCCGAGCAATGCGGCCTTGGTTACGGCTGCGCAATTGTTGAGCGGAAAGCTTGAAGACAATACAAGCGGCGCGTTGTTTTTTGCCAACCCTTCGGCGTCTTCGGCTAAATGGGCTAAGAACCTGAGTGAAGACAATTCGCTTAAGATTGGCAACCATTACTTTACCGATAATGTCGCGGGCGTTCCGTTCACGGCTTCCGGTAGTGTGGGCAAAGAAGGCCCTAGCACTTTCGACAAAGTTTCACAGCAAGCCGCAGCCATTGCACCTAATCAACTTGCGCAAGTTTATCAGGCGTATAAATCCGGTTCTATGGCTCCTGCGGATAGGGCGCAGTTTGAACATGATGTTAATAGCGGCTTGGTTATGCTTCCGCAAGGCGCTTCGCTCGAAACGAAGGCCAAAACGCCGCATCCTGATTCAGCGGTTGAATTGCCGCAGCCCGTAATTGAAGCCTACAACAAGGCCGCTGCGGACCCGTATAACCAAAGCCTTATGCCTGTCAATCAGCGCCAGCAACTCGACGCCGATTTGAAGAATGGAATTGTTAAACTTCCGCAGGGCGCTACGCTTAATCAAACCTATCCGAGCATCGTTGACAAAGCTAAGGAAATGGTTACAGGCGAAGGTCGTTCGACGCCTATGTCGAAGCAATTGCCTGAAATTACAGAAGGTAATCCGCACGGCGCTTTGCTTGAAGGCGTAAGCCCCGAAAAGGGTTTGCTTATGTCTTCGGCGCTGTTGACAGCCACAGACCCTAATCAGATGGCGGAGATTCTTAAGAATGGTTCGCCCAACATTCGTATTACCCGCGATGACCATGGCAATATTTATGCGGCCAATACTGCGAATGGCGCGGAGTTTGTCTTAAATCGCCCCGGCTTGTCCAAGATGGATATTTTGCAGGGCATTGGCCTTGGCGCGGCGTTCACGCCTGCGGCGAAGGCTGCGACCATTGGTGGCGCGGCTCTGGCGTCCGGTGCGACGCAAGCGGCTATTGAGGCCTCCCATGCGGCGGCGGGCGGCTCTGCGGACCTAATGGCTATTCCTGTGGCTGCTGCGACGGGCGGCGCGGTTCCGGCTGTCGTCAATACCGTGCGGGCGGCTGCGGCCCCTGCGAAGGCGCTCTTGAACAGCGCGCTAGGTCGTGAGGCTGCGCCCCTGGCGGAAACGGTTGCCGAAGGGGCCGCGCCTGAAGCCGCTGCGGCAGTTGCTCCTAAGCCTGTTGCCCCCGAAGCGGCCCCGGTTGCGGCGGAAGTGAAACCGGCTGTGCAAGATGCCGCGCCAGCGCCCAACCAAACCTTTAGCGAATTGACGCAAACGACGAAGAAAGCAGCCGAAGGCGACAACCGCGCCGTTAAAATTCTGACGGGTGAAACGTCGCCTAATGCTGAGACGCTGCAAAGCGCCAAGGAACTTGGCGTAGAGCATTTGCTTGACCCGGATCATGTCACAACTAACCAAGCGTTCCGTGAAATTGCGCAAGGCGTAAAGTCGTTTCCCGGTTCGGAAGCTAGAGCGCAGGAAGCTACCAATCTTAAACAGGTTGCGGCTAGGGCCGATAAGCTTGTCGAAGAATTGGGCGGAACGCATGACTTAAGCCAGCTTTCGGGCGATGTTAAGTCTAGCCTTAACGCAACGCAACAGGAACTCGATAAGCAGGCGGAACAGCTTTACGGAAAGCTTCATGCTAATATTCCGGCGAAAGCGCCTGTTGAGGCGAACAACGTCCTAGACTTTGTGAAGCAGCGTGCGGACGAATTGGGCGGCGCGCAGAACCTTTCGCCTATGGAAAAGCAAATTCTGGCGAAGCTTGGGCCGAAGGCTGAAAAGGCTGCGGAAGTCGCGCTTCCGGCTGAAGGCTCGCGTTTGACGGCGCAGGATTATCAGAACCTAATCAAAGCCAAGAATGCGGCGGCAACCGGCGCAACGTCAACCAAAATGCCCACATACGCGCTGCTTGACGATGTTCGCAGGGATATAGGCAGCGGCCTAAAAAATGCTGGCCCGTTTAAAGATGAAGACATTGGGCTGAAGAAAAAGCTTTATAGCCTCATTAGCGAAGATCAAGCGAACGTCGCCGCACAGCATGGCATGGGCGATACGTTTACCGCTGCAAAACAGGCTGTTCAGGTTCGCAAGGGCATTGAAAACGATCTTACGAACTTGTTTGGCAAGCATCTTGATGCGTCAATGGTCCAAAGCGTTAATTCCGCAATGGGCGCATTGGTCAAGGGCGACAATAATCAGCTTATCAATCTGCTTAAGAGCGTTCCGGCGAATATGCGGCAAAGCGTTGTAGCTTCAGGCCTAAATATGGCTTTCGGGCGAAGCGCAGCTAGGCAGGAGTTAAGCTTCACACATTTCGCGAAATGGTATGAAGGCCTAGCCAAAAACAAGCAATCGTTTAACGCAGTTATGTCGAACCTTCCGCCTGAAGCTACGCGCCAGCTTCAGAACCTTTACAACGTCTCCAAGGGTATTAGCCAAGCTACCGGGCAGAAAATCGCTACGGGCCGCTTGGCTGAAATCCGCAAAGCGTTTGAAGGGCAGGCTGACGGGCTGCTAGACAAGCTTTATTCCGTCGCCAACAAGGCAGGGAAGGGCTTCGCGCTTGAGGCCGCCACGTCAGCCCTAGGGATGCACGGCGCAGGCATAGGGGCCGCCCTGACTTCGGCGCTAGTCGGCGGCAAGACGAACGCCCTGAAGGCGGCTGACGCGCTCCTAGCGTCGCCTGATTTCCGCGCCGCCGCGATGGCTGGCGCTTCCGGCGATACGAAGGCCGCAGCGCAGAAAATCGCTTACTCCAAGCCGTTCCTTCAATTTGTCCGAAGTGTGGGCAATCCGCGCGAAATGACGAACAAAGAACAATGGGTTATGAAGGCTTTGCAGAAGCGCAATCAAAGCAGGAACGAGGATAAGAAATAATGTACACTGTTCAAGAACCTTTTTCCCGCTACTATGGTTTGGACGGCCAGCCGCTTAATAATGGCAACATTTACTTCGGCCAGCCTAATAAAAACCCCGAAACTTACCCGCTGACCATGTATTGGGACGCCGCAGGATTGCAGCCTGTAGCGCAGCCGGTTAAGACGACAAATGGCTACATTGTTCGCGATGGAATTATTGCGAACGTGTATGTAAATCAGGATTATTCAATTACGGTTAAAGACAAAACTTATAGTCTTGTCTATAGCGTCTTATCTAATTCCGTCTTCGGCGCTAACGCCAATACGTTTGACACTCTTGGCCAAGCTATCATTTCTACTACGCTAGGCAATGCTACGGGCTTTACAACGCGCGGTTATAACTATTCGGGCGATGGTGGCGGGGCAAACTACATGCGGCTCCCTACGGCTCCGGGCGTTCCGAAGCCTTGGCAGTTTCCTACTGCGGACGGGACTTGGTGGCAACTTATTTCCAATCCAATCAATCCTAAAATGTTTGGTGCTATTGGTGATAATGCGACAGACGATCGACTTGCGGTCCAATACTGTGATAACTGCGCCGCTTCGTTGTTAGTTGAACAGGTTTTTAACGCGCCGTTCTACTGCAGCCTCTCGCAAGCATTTATTGCGCATGTTCGCTTTGTGTATGGCGGAAAGCTTCGTATGGCGGCCAACCAAACCATTATCTTTAATGGCGGTTTTACGGCCCCATTCAAGACGCAAATTTTCGACCTAAGCGCAATAGGTGCGGCTATTGGTTCGGGTATCGGGCAAGCTTACGTTTTGACGCCGTTCATGTTTGGCGCTGTTGGAAACGGCGTTACGGATGATTCGGTTGCTGGCGCGCGGGCTATGGCGGCCGAAGGTGACTTGTACATTCCCGATGGTTACACCTTTAACACATATTCTGAATGGGCCTACCAAGGCTCAGGCTCCAAGTTTGTTTACGGTTCTGGTAAAGGTTCGATTATTAACCTTGTTTCGCCTAATTCGCATGTCTTGCGTAAGATCGGCCTAGGCGCTTTGCGCGTAAGTAATCTTTCTATTAGTTCGTCTGTTCCGCATGGCGTAGGCTACGACGCTATTCGTTTCGAGGGCAATAGCATTAAAGATAGCGTTGACAATTGTATTATCTACGGTATAAGCGCAGCGAACTACTTCTACAACGGCGTTCATTCTGTAAGTGATGTTATCCCGTCAATCTGCAAAAATTACTTCCTGAATGTCAAAAATGCTTCTATGCTACTTGAAAATACTACTGGCGTGGTCGGTTGCGAAGCTATCATTGAAGGCAATACGATTGACACAACCCTGGCCGCCCCGAACGCTTCAAGCGGTATTTGGTGGCTTTCGGGCGCGGGGACAGTCCGCATTTATGGTAATACCTTCCAGAACGTCGATTATGGTATTAATATTCAATTAGGTTCCGGTACCTCAAACGCGGCTGCCCTTATCACAGGTAATGCTTTTGAAAACTGCTACGTTGGAGGCGTAGTTGCTTCACTTCCTGCGGCCTCAACAGCACAAATGCAGGATTTAACGGTAAATAGCAATCGCTTCAATCAGCCGCACGGCGCTTGCATTGTTACTTCCGGCGCAACTAATAAGGGCTGGATTAATTGTGTAACCTTTAATGATAATTCCGGGTTGTTTGGCGCGAATTATACGGTTAATGTTCAGGCCGGTGTTACTTTTGTCTATGATGGTAATAACCTTCAAGCAACAGGGGCGTTTACTTATATTGCAACAGATGCGGCGTATCCACAAAATATTGCCCTCGGAACAAACATGTATAACGTCGTTGCACCTTACCTATTCAATGGTAACCCGAACGTTTCATGTACTGCAAGCGGAGTAATCGTCACAGCGGCGCTAGGCGCCTATTATGGGTTTATATCTATTATGTGTCCTGACAACGTTGCAAGGAAAGTTCCGGTTTACAGTTAGCAATCCATTCTTCAGCTTCCTCGTAAGTATCAAAGCCGCAGGCGATTATCTCGCCTGCGGTATTTCTTATTTCGTATCCTTCGCCTTGGCGATTGCGGGTTATGTTCATGAATTGTAATAACTTTTACGTTTTCTACCAAACTGCGCAACGTCAACTTTTGCAGCAGCTTCAATTTCTTTTTTCGTCGCGTGTCTGCTAATAGAGCCAAAACCGTATTCCCATTGCCTACCTTCCTCGGAAAGCTTTGGCGCACCTAATTTTGTGTAACCAATCACATAGGGGTTATCAGCAAGTACCTTTCCCCGCTTAGCCGCTTCCTTCCCCTCTAAGAATGCTTGCCATATCGACATTTTCTTAACTCCGCTTTTATTCAATGATTAGTTATACCCTTCGCCGCAAACTTTGTCAAGTGGCCCCCGAATTAATTTTGCATACCGCATTGCGGCTGATTTAGTGCGAAAGCTAAAGACATATTCGCCCATGCGGCAAACGCGCCATTGCCCACGCTTGACCATGCGAACATGAATGCGGTTTAGGGGGCAGATTATAAATTCAGGCATTAATCAGCCTCACCCCAATTAGGACCGCGCGAAACGTCAACTTTAACTGGAATGCGCAGCTTGATAGCATTCTGCATTGTCTCTTGAATAAAACGAAAAGCTTCGTTCATTTCCGGGCTTTTGTCTTTCACGCTAAAATCTAGTTCATCGTGAACGGTAATGCGCGGGACGCCGGTAAAATCGAAGACGCCAGAGCGCAAACATGCGCTCATTCCCGTTTTCATTATATCTGGTTCGCTTCCTTGAAACTTGTAATTGACGCCGCGATATTCATAAGCCCGTTTGATATTGGAGCCGTAACGCCTCACAGCCATGTCAAACGGTAATGGCATTTGCCGGGGGCCGCGCCTCGCTGGTTCCCACAGCTTGAAGCGAACGCGCCGCCCTAGCAGCGTCTTGACATAGCCGAAGGTTTGCACCTCCTGGCCGATGGCCTCCATCGTGGCTTTAACGTATGGTGCGCCCTTATGGTAGGAATCAAAGAAGCTTTTCGCCTGTTCGCCGGTAAACCCTGCTTTGTAGGCTAGGCTCTTTTCGGTTTGCCCATAAAGCAGGCCGAAGTTAACATTCTTAATCGGCCTGCGCTTGACCTTGATAACTTCCGCGTCGGTTGTACTCCAACCAAGCATAGGCGCGACGTTCATATAAACGTCTAAATGATAATCGGTTGACGGATCATTGATATAGCGTTGCCGCAAAGCCTCTGCGGAACCGTCGCCTTTATCAACTGCATTATGCGCCAAGATGCGGTAATGGATTTGGCTGTAGTCGTTCTTTTGCCAGTGCGAGTGGCCATCATCCATAATGAACGCTTTGCGAACAGCTTTCCCTAGCTTTGTGCGGGATGGTATATTCTGCAAATTCGGGTGCGAACTGGCGAAGCGGCCAACAAGCGTTCCGTTTTCGTCGCCTTTGAGCGGGTGGAACTGTGGGTAAAGCTTTCCATTAACGTGCTTATCCATCATATAGGAATCAATGAATGTTCCTATAATCTTTTCATGCTCGCGGATGCTATTAACCAATTCACCTAATGGATGCTCTAGCGCAGCCAACCATTCTTTTTCAAAAGATGGGTTGCCCAAAGCTTCAGGATTTTTGCGCAAAGCGGCTTCAGTAGGCGACGCTCTAGGGTAGCTAACGCCAACCGAATCAAATAGCCTAACAAGATTAGCGGAACTACAGCTTTCAAGGTCAACCATATATTCATGTTTAACCCTCGCATACAGGTTCTTTGTTTCTTCTATTAGTTCCGTGCGCATCTTTTCCGCGCGGCCTAAGTCGATACTAACGCCTTCGCGGCGCATCCTGACAAGCAGCGGGATAAGATCGCACTCAAGCCGGAAAACTTCGGTTAATTCCTCTTGCTCAAGCAATGGCATTTGATGCGCGATAATGCGCAGAGGTAAATCTGCATCGCTTTCGGCGTAAGGCCCGACAAGGCGCGGCGGGCTGCGGTAAATGTCGCCTCGCAAGGCGCGCTCTGTTGGGTGGTAAGCTTGCCTAATCCATTCATATAGAAGATTCGTTTCCTTACCTTCGCCTAAATATTTCTGCGCCAGAACTTCAAGAGCAACTTTGGCTTCTTCGTCTAACAGGGCTTCCGCGAATTGAACATCATACAAATCGCCTTGAACTGTAATACCTTCCTCAGTAAGCCAGCCGCAATCGTACAACAGGTTAGCCCCAACCTTCGGAAGATCGGTTTCAAGCTGCGCTTTGAGCCAAGAGAAACATTGCGGCGCATCCAGGTTCATTTCGCCTTCGACTTCATGTCGAACTGGAAAGTACCATTTGCCGCGATTGCCAAGCCGATCCTGCGCGCCTAGCGAGAAGCCCACAATATGGCCCCTGCCGCGCGCCCAGCCGGGGCCTGCGGTCAACAATTCAGGATCGAAGGTTTCCACGTCCATGCTGAGCGCAACGGCGGCTGACAGGTTCGGGAAGGCCACAGGCGGACGCCAGCCGGTTTCGGGAATGGGTGGTGGCGCGCGAAGCGTTGCCGCCTTGCGCGCTACTAGCGGTTCATCATCAAAGAACATTATTCCTTAATTCCACAAATAGCCCCACGTACGGATTCGCCATAAAAATAAGCTATTCCGTTTTGGCCAATGAAGTCAATCGTTTTTATATGCGGTTCGATTACCCGCAAATAATTCGGGTTAAAGATTAGCCCATTAGGCAGCCCCGCAACTTCGTAAGTTGCGCCTGCACCCTCAACCGAATGAGACGCAAGCAGCCCTTCACGAAAATAGAGCCGGTTATCTTCGCAGAACGATTCGACGGCCCCAAGCGCAAGATAGAAGTTTTGTGGCAATGGCCAAGGGTTTGCAGCCGCATCTAGAACGCGGCTAACATTCGGGTACTGCTCTTGGTACAGTTGCGTTCTAATCCAGCTTTCATCTTCAAAGTAAAATGTTACTGAAGATTGCGAGAAACCAAACCGCGCCAGCTTCTTAGGGCTTTTAACAATAGCTTGTGCGAAAGACTTGGGAACAAGCAAGTTAGGCGGCAAATCTATGCCATGCCAAAACTCAAGCATAACATGGCGGTTTGTTGAAACCATTGAATTAGCTTGAATAAGGATAGCGGATTCCACAACCGTTTTTGCATTGTCCGAGATAAGGCAAGAGACAACTGAAAGCCCTTGCTTCAATCTATCGTCAATGCTTGCGCAAGGCATATCCGGTTGAATATGGTTCAAAGTTTCGTATTCGGCGCAGGGGATAACCGCCTTGAACTTCTCGGACTTGATCGACAGCCTATCGCGGTCAAGTTGGGTAATGGCGAGGCTTTCCCCACACTTCGACAAGGCCGCGACAAGGCGTAAGGTATGTGGGCAGGCCTGCAAATCTTCGTCAATCCTGGCTCCTGCGGCGATAACGCCATCGAAGGCGATTGCGTAGTTATTCGCCAAGATTGAATGCGATTGATAAACTAAACCATCTTCCTTTTGCGCAACAGAGATAAAGCGCAGCGCAGAAAGAAGGGCTGAAGACACAGACTTATTTTCGACGGCTTTAGCCCTTTTTCCACGCGGAGCCATAGTTTAACCTTTCTTATATTTCTCGATAAGTTCCGAGATAATTTGGTCTTTTTCTTCTGGCTTTACCTCAAACATTTCAACAATGTTTTCGGGATTGGCTAGGAAGACATTGCGCGCGGCGTAGTCTTTATCTGTTGGATTCGTTTCGTGAATTTGCCATATTTCAGCGCCTAGCCATCGGTGCATTGTTATAAACATTGCTCATTCCTTAGAACGGTATTTCGTCTTCATGTTTGTCGCAGCCACTTACGATAACCCTCGCAGGAGGCCGCGCTTGGTACAGCCTGCATATTTCGGTTTCATCGTCGAACCGTTCGCAGTTAGTGCAATGGCGCGTCCCCTTACGCAACATTTCGCCTATTTCCACTCTTAGCTTAAGCCATATCTTACCGGCTTCGGTAGCCCTTTCTAATTCAGTACTCATAGCCCAAAATCTCCGGGTATCGTTTATTAACCCAAACCCTAAGACGCTTAGGGGCGCGAAGTTGCGAAACATACTGTAACGCTTCGTCCGTTGTCAATGGCGGTTCCGTTGTGTGGCGTTGTCTCCACCAATCATGCGCTTTTTTCTTCGCAAATCCTTCATGCTCTAGGCAAATCCACTCGGAAAACTTTTGCATACCGCAGAAGTAATCAGCGCGGATCATCGGTTTAGCGCCTTCCTTTTCATACTTATTATGGATGACGTAAGTTATATCAAAATATTCGACTTGCGGAACGCCAGAGGCTAACAGTTCCTCGCTACCGGCCTTTTCTTTAAACTTCGTCCTAAACAAAAACTCTGCGCCGCAGTTATCGCAGAAGCGCACGGAACAGTGATTGTAACAGCCGCATTGCTCGCAAATCTTAACTGGAACTTCACCGGTTCCTTTGCCTTTTTTCTTCGGTATAACCGGATCATTAATCGGGCCTAGCCGCTTCGTGTTTCCGGCGAAGTCTAGCACAAGACAGTTGCGCTTGCCTGTCGCGGGGCTAGGCCGCGTTCCACGTCCGAGCATCTGGACCCATAGAACGAGTGACGCTGTAGGCCGCAGCATTCCGATTACGTCAACCATGGGGTTATCGACGCCCGTTGTGAGCGCGTTCATTGAAACCGCCCATTTGACCTTGCCAGCTTTCCAGGCTTCGAGCGCGGCCTTGTTTTCTTCCTTTGTCTTGCGCGAATGGATTGTGACAGATGATTGGCCGAAGAATGTTGTTAACATTTCGTGAATATGTTCGGCATGATCGACGCCAGTTGCGAAGATCATTCCACAAAGACGATTGTAGCTAAACTCCATTAATTCTTGAAGCGCAGCGTATGTTATCTTTTCCTTGTCGCAAGCGTTCTGCAAATCATTCTGTTTATAATCGCCTTGCGACATTGCAATAGAAGAAACGTCAATTTCGGTCTTAGTCGCTTTCGGAATAAGCGGCGAAAGGAAGCCTTCGGCTATCAAACGATTGAAGTTTTCGATGCTGGTTAGATCGTAGCAAATATCTGTGAAGATACCGCTATCTGTGATTAGCCCCTGCCCTAGACGGTATGGTGTCGCGGTTAGACCAATAACTTTCAGGTACGGGTTAATCTGAAGCAACTCGCGAATAAGCGTTTCATACATTGTGCCTGATTTAGTCGAAACTAAATGGCACTCATCAATAAGAAGTAAATCACGCTTCCCAAAAGCTTGAATATTATTAACCATAGAAGCGACTCCGCCAAAAATGATAGGCAGATTCGTAACCCTTTGATTAAGGCCCGCACTATAGATACCAACCGGAGCAGAAGGCCATGCTTGGACGAGTTTGTTTGCATTTTGTTCGATCAACTCTTTAACGTGTGTAGCCATTAGAAAGCGTTGCCCTGGCCAACGTTGCAAGATATTCTTCACAATCCTGGCAATGACGATGCTTTTGCCTGTCCCTGTAGGCATGGCAATTACAGGGTTTCCTTTATTCGTCTCGAAGTATGAATAAAGGGCGGCTTCGGCTTCTTGCTGGTACCAACGTTCCTGAATCACACTATTGATTCCCAACTTCCGCAGGCGTCTTTGATAAACTCAGGCGGAATAATTGCGTTATGCGTTTCGCAGAACCATTGCGCGTTATCGACGGCTATCGCTCTTGCGCAACTTCTGCAATTGACTTCAGCTTTGACGCCTTCATGGCAAATGCCCACAAAGTCACAATATTTGCAGTCAAAATGTGCGGCGGACTGCGCCAGCTTAGGCGGCGGAATGCGTGCGTTGATTACGTCTTCGGCCTTGCGCAAATTTTGCTCGCCTAACCGCATATCCAAAGCGACAACCTCTACGTGTAAATCGTCATCGTTCTTATTCTTCGCCATATAGATAGCGAAGTTAAAGCCTTCGGATTTACCGTAAGAACACATTTGTGCGAAGTGCTGCGGCTTTTCCTTCGCTACGCCATTTTCCTTAAGCTTCGTGAACTTAGCGCCAGTTCCTTGCGTTTTAAACTCCGCGAGCATGATGCGCTCGCCAATGCGGTAACGCGGCGGAGGCTTAAGCTGGCCATCCATGGAGCCGCCAAAATGGCCGCGCACGGCTGAAATACGAAATTGCTTGCCTTCTGCTGTTACGTCCTCAACTTCAAAGCCAATGCCGCGCAAATATTCAATAAAGCGCGCTTCCTCTTTATGGCCTGTCCTGAATAGCCGCTGCATCCTTCCACTATGGATTGTATGCTTTACCCAACGGAATGTATTAAACAAATAACGTGAACAAGGATGGCCTATAAGGCTTGCGCCTAAATGCGTTCTATGGCCATCGTCGTAGGTTTTAACGCAATATTCGTCAATGTCGTCTAAGATGCGCTTCGCAAGTTGCTTGCGAACAGCCGCGATAGATAGATCAATAAATTCCGCTTCATTGACAGGCTGATTGAGTAGGTCGGACATTTACTGGCCTTTGGATTAGAGGGGGCCGAGGCCCCCTCAATTGATCTGGATCAACGCGCCCATGCAGGCTTGTCGGATGCGGCGGACTGCGCAGGGGCCGGAGCCTGCGACCAAGACGGCGCCGCGGCGGCTTCCTGCGGAACCTGGGCGGGCTGCGGCGCTTGCTGGAAAGCCTGCGAGGCCTGTTGCTGCATAGGAGCCTGAGCAGGAGCGCCCCAAGCCTGGGCGGGCTGTTGCTGCGGCTGCACCGGGGCCTGTGGCTGTTGCCGGGTGGGCTGGAAGGCCTGCGCCGAAGCGGCGGAAGCAGGGCGGCCCGGTTCGTTGCCGTTCGGATCAAAGACCTTCTTGACTTCGGTATAGCCCTTCTCGCCCTGTTCGCCACCCTGCAAGCCGACTTCGATCATGCAACGCTGGCCGCGAAGCGAAGCGCCTTCCGAAGACATATCGACGCGGAAAACGCCAGTTGCATGGCAAAGCGCGGAAAGCTGTTTGTGGGCAATATCGACCGCTTTCTGCGATTGATTCCACAGATTATAACGGCTGGAAATGCGCCCGCCTTCGGTTTCAAACTCCACAACGAACATTCCGCCGTTGTTCTCTTTGGTGGGCTTGATTGAGGTTGCGGAGATAATCGCTGCAAACTTGCCAATCGGATGCGAACCGCCGCCTTGTTCGGGGGCGTATTGGGTAGCGTCGAAAACGTAATTGAAGCCAGACATATTTGTTTCCTTTCCTAACTCAAGCCATAACTTTATTAAACAATGCGGTTAGGTCGCATGGTTCAAATTCGTTCAATCTTCCGCTTCGGTCACGCGCTACGGCGTCAAAACTTGCTGCGGTTCGGAAAGCTTTATGTTGCCCTGCGCCGGGGATTGAATGCGTCCCCATTAGCATGATTATGTCAAATAGGTGTGGTACGTCAACATTCAACGCCTTGCCCGGAAAATACGGCCTGACTACGCCGTCAAGCCTTTCGAGTTTGCAGATAAGATATGTGTGCTTATTCTGCATATAATAGACGGCGTTTAGGTGCTGCATCACCTTCTTTTGCATATCACCATAAGCGGCGCGGCCATCACGGTTTTTCTGTTGCGCTTCCAGCAAATAGACTTCGGCCATCTGTGAGACGCTATCGACGCAAACCGTATCGAAGCCTTTCGCCTCATTCGACTTCGTAACCCAATCAAAAAATTCGTCAATCAGCTTAGGCGTATAAGCCTGAAACGTTGGGACGTTGGAGCCGCGCATGGATAACATGCCCGGTTCAATGCAGCAAAGCACCGGGCGGGGCGCGGTATTGGTTATGGGCGTTTTCCCACAACCAGGAAGCCCATAAACAAGGGACTTCGCGCCATATTTATTGGCGTAGTTTCCCGCTGGTTGAAGGCTCGAAAGGTTCATTTAAACAGCCCCGAACATACGAAAAATTGCTATTAAGGCGAGGCAAGCGATACCTATACCAAAGCCAATTGCGTAATATTTCATAGCCTTCACTCAAAGTTGCGGGTAAGAAACATACCAATGAAGCACACAAGCGCCAGAAACCAAGTGAAGGTCATTATTGGTATTCCTTTTCACCAATTGCGAGAAACTTTGCAATGACTGCTTCAGCGTCTTCCAACGATTCTTCACGCGAAACACGTTCCCATTTCTTACACAAACCAAACCAAGATGTACGAAGTTGCTCTACTCGGTAAGGCCATCCAGAGCTACCAGACCAAACGATGCGAAATACAAGCTTTTTCATTGCGAATCATCCATAGGATCAACAGAGCCGGGAACCATCCAAATAGACTGTGCGCCGCTTTCTTTGGCGTAGTCTTCGGCGTCAATCCATTCGGAAGCGAAAGTTGCAAACTGCCACCTTTTACGAAGGTTAGGGAAGTACATAACCATCATTTCTTCTTTTCCTTCGGTTCTTTAATTTCCAGCGTCGGAGCCGCTTCGGTAATCTCAAGAATTTTATTAAGTTCCTGGAGCATGGCCTTCTTAGGCGCGCTGTACTCCGCTTCCTCAACAATCTTGCGATATTCCGTGATAGACATATCGACGGAATATTTAAACAGCCGATCCGCGATAAATCCGCCTTCACTGGAAATGCGGGAGAAGGCTTCGGCGCAAAGGTCAACAGCGTCAACGGCGTCGCCCTTAAAATCCGCAGGGGCCTTCAGCTTATAGTTAAGCTTTCTGACGCCTTTCAACTCATAGCCGTTGCCCAGCGCAAGCGTATTCGTGCCTTCCTTGGCTTCAGTAAAGCCAAGCGCGAAAGCCTGCTTGCGCCAGTTCATTTCGGCTTCTTTAGCAATACCAAGATTGGTCTTCGCTTCTTCCCATTTGGTAAGGGCTTGTTCAAGTGTGAGCGGCTTCGCAGCTTCGGCGGCTTGGGGGTTTGGATGGGTTGGCCAAGGGTTAGACATTCTAGCTATCCTTTCTAGGAGTAATGGTACAGCATTTATTAGATGCTGCACCTTATTCTTAATCTTCTGAGCCGGAGCCGTAGCCGGAGCCGTAGCCGTCGCCGTAGCCGTCGCCGTAGCCGTCGCCGTAGCCGGAGCCGTAGCCGTCGCCGTAGCCGTAGCCGTAGCCGTCGCCGTCGCCGTAGCCGGAGCCGTCGCCGTAGCCGTCGCCGTAGCCGGAGCCGTCGCCGTCGCCGTAGCCGGAGCCGTCGCCGTCGCCGTCGCCGTCGCCGTAGCCGTCGCCGGCTCCGTCGCCGTAGCCGGAGCCGGCGACGGAGCCGGAGCCGTCGCTATTATCCTTTGTAGACAACGGCGTTCTCCCAAGCTTTGGCAGCAAGCGCAGAAACTTCAGCAACGGAAGTAACCTTGCGCAAATCAAGCGAAGTCGCGCGTTCTCCGATACGAGAACCATTGACAGGGCCGACGCTCGCCAGTCCGATAAAGCCGCCCTGAGTTGACGGCCAGTAAATGCAATTACGCGCATCATAAAGCGTGATTTGGTCGCCTTTCGTATCTTCGGCATAACCAAAGAAGACGCCGCGATATTCGGTAGTGACAAGGACGGGGCGGAGATTGTTCGGCTTTTCCATTCGGTTGAATCCTTCGTGATTCGTTTTGACAATCGGAAACTAGCGCACTGCGGAAAGGCTGTCAACCCGTATAATGTCCCTTGCGGCCCGTATGATGTTCCTCTATCTTGGCGCAAAATCGGTTGGAGGTCAAATTATGCCGAACGCTAAATGTTGTATGACGCTTTATGAGGAAACACTATTACTTGTAAAAGAGCGCAAAAACACAATAACGTATGCGCAAATTCATGCTGATACAAATCTTGGGGTAAGCTGGCTTAAGAAGTTTGCTAGCGGCAATGCGCCAAATTCTAGCATCCGTTCTGTGCAAAAGCTAAATGATTACCTTAAAGCCTAAAGGCCAGAAATGCTTAACCTATTCCATAACATTCCTGACGAATTGAAGCACCTTAACCAATGGCTCTGTTGGGCAGAAGGCAAAATTCCCCACAATCCGCGCACTGGCCAAATGGCGAGCGTAACCGATCCATCCACATGGGGGACGTTTGAAGAAGCTTGCGCGGCGTCGCAGCACTTTAAAGGAATTGGCTTCGTTTTCACGCCGCAGGATGAATATGCAGGCATTGATTTAGACTTTTCGCAGGATACCGCAACAATCAAACGCCAGGAAAAGATATTTAAAGAGTTTGATAGCTACAGTGAAATAAGCCCTAGCGGGCGCGGTTTGCATATCATCGTCAAAGCGAATGTGTCTTCAGGCCGAAGGCGGTCTAATATCGAACTTTATTCAAGCCATCGCTTTTTCACAATGACAGGTAATGTTTACCTGAATAAGCCAATTGAAGATAGGCAGGAACTAACTTCAATCCTGTGGAATGAAATGGGCGGCGGGGCTGCGGCGCAAGTTTACGGGGGCGACTTCGACGAAAAGCTTACGGACGAAGACGTTATCAAATCTGCGCTTGCTGCATTCAATGGTGACAAGTTTAACATTCTTCTTAATGGGGATTGGAGAAACTTATATAACTCGCAATCCGAAGCTGATTTTGCCTTTGTGGATATTATCGCGTTCTACACACAGAACCGCAACCAAATCGCGCGCATCTTCAGGAATAGCCCATTAGGCCAGCGCGATAAGGCGCAGCGTTCGGACTATGTGCAATATATGACGAACAAGGCGTTTGATCGCATGTTGCCGCCTGTTGACATTGATGGGTTGTGTAATGGGTTGGAAGCGGCTAAGGCCAAGTTGTTGGCCGAGAAAGAGCGCAATCTTTCCCCCGATCTAGCCACAGGCGAAGCAGCCAGCCCCGAAGAAAACCCCTACACCGTCCCGCCTGGGCTGCTCGGCGCTATCGCCAGCTTTATCTATCAATCGTCCGTGCGCCCGGTGCCAGAGATCGCCCTAGCCGCCGCAATCGCCCTTATGGCCGGCGTGACAGGCCGCGCCTATAACGTGAGCGGAACCGGCCTTAATCAATATGTCTTACTCCTGGCAAAAACCGGAACCGGGAAAGAAGGCATGGCGACAGGCATCGACAAACTTATGAACGCAATCCGTAACGAAGTTCCGGCTGCAAAACAGTTTGTTGGCCCTGCGGAAATAGCCTCTGGTCAAGCCCTGCTTAAATATCTCAATAAAGCCGCGCCTAGCTTCGTTTCGATCATTGGCGAATTTGGCTTGAAGATGCAGCAACTTTCGCACCCTTCGGCTAACTCAACCGATCTAATGCTAAAGCGCGTCCTGCTTGATTTGTATAATAAGTCAGGCCAAGGGAAAATGCTTCAACCGTCGATTTATAGCCAGAAGGAAAACAATACAGAAATGCTTCTGGCCCCGGCTGTGACGCTGCTAGGCGAATCGACGCCAGAGACGTTCTTTGAATGTGTGGATGAACGGGTAATTGCAAGCGGCCTTCTGCCGCGCTTCACGCTCATAGAGTATGACGGCATTCGCCCACCCATGAATGAGCACCATCTTTCGGTCAAGCCTTCACCCGATCTAGTCAACGCCTTTGCGTCGCTTTGCTCCTATAGTCTCAAGCTGAATGTGGGCAACGAAAACGGGCCTCTTGCTATCCAAGTTCAAATGGATAACGCCGCTGAAAATATCATCCGAAACTTTAATGTGTATGCGGATGATAAAATTAACAATTCGAGCAATTACATTGCTCGCCATTTGTGGAATCGCGCGCACGTAAAACTTATGAAGCTGGCGGCTCTGGTTGCGGTTGGGGTTAATCCAATGAACCCAATTATAACTGCGGAATATGCAGAATGGGCGAAGCGTCTCGTTATTCACGATATTAAAAAGCTATCGGAACGCTTTAGAAAAGGCGACTTCGGTAAGGATTCGGAAGAAACGAAACAGGCCGACGACTTTAAGCGCATCATCAAGGATTACATTATTCGCGATTATGCCCACATTAAATCGTATGGTGTCAGCCCTCAATTGTATGATGCGAAGATCGTTCCGCTATCCTATATCAGCCGTAGGCTGATTAGCGTCGCATCCTTCAGGCTTGATCGCATTGGGGCGACTAATGCTTTGAAGAAAGTTATCAGCTTCATGATTGAATGCGATGTTATCCGCGAAGTTGGGAAAAACGACATGGTAACTAAGTTCAATACTGCGCAACGATGCTTCGCTGTGGTCAACTTTGACGAATTATAATGCTGTAGCCTTAGAGAAATAAGGGGATATAATGATGTTACTAAAGTCATTTTATGGGCTGTATGGTGCTTCTAAGGCGTATCATGGCGAATATTGCAGAAATATAGGAGTTAAGTATTTGAAACTAAAGGAAATATGGGGTTTGCCTCGCGTGTACACACACACGATGATCCCCGCTGTGGCATAACCGCAACACTGTGACATAAATACAACATATAGATATATATATTATATTATTATATTTAATATATTTCCTTATTCTTCTAGGGCTTCAGCGTTAGAAAATTCCCATACCGGCTTATATGGTCCTAAAAGAAGCTAAACGACGAATTTATCGCATGAAGCTAGTTGACAAAGTTATTTTGATATGAAATAGTCAATCATCGAAACGGAGCTAAGCCGATGCATAAAAGAACATTCGATACATGCAAGCTTCCTGCGGCTGTCACAGTTTGGGAAGAAGGTTCTAAGTTTTATGGCAAGGTTGGAAGCCTTGTTGAGCGCAAAGGGCGAATTGCTCTGCTAATTGTGGGAGGTGAACATTATTTTGTTGAATACCGCAAGATTGCTTATGGGGATAATTCTAAAGTTAATGGATTCGATTGACGAATTTGCCGGTTGATATAACCGAAGCATGGAGCCTAGAAAGAAGAATGAAACCGATAATCAGCCTTTACGACGAATCCGGCAATATGCTGCGGCCCTGGGCCGCAGCTGGTTTTACATGCTATGCTTATGACATTCGCAACAGCAACCGAACCGAATATGCGGGCAAAGGCGCAATCATTTATCGTCATGCTGATTTGCGCAGCGAAGTTATCCACGAAGAAATAATTACACTTAATCCGAGAGTGTTATTTGGCTTCCCGCCTTGCGATGACTTAGCTGTATGCGGGGCGAAGCACTTTCAGGCGAAGTTTGAAGCGAACGCAAATTATCTTAAAGAGGCAATGGAATTAGTTTATGTTATCCCGAAGCTTGCTAACAAGATTGGTTGCGCCTATGCGTTTGAAAATCCGGTAAGCCGTATTGCAACATTGTTCAGGAAGCCTAACTTTATTTTTAATCCTTATGAGTTTGGGGGATATTTGCCTGAGGATGACAAGCACCCACGTTGGCCGGAATATATCAAACCAAGGGACGCCTACCCGAAGAAAACGTGTATTTGGTCCGGTAACGGGTTCAATATTCCGATTAAGAAGCCTGTCGCGGTTGCGCCTGGCTATTCCGACCAATTCAAGCTACTAGGCGGAAAGTCGGCCAAAACGAAGCAGATACGAAGCGAAACGCCGAGGGGCTTTGCGAAGGCTGCATTTATTTTTAATTCGTGGTGTTGACACATCCGAAGCATTGGTTTAAGTTTGGATCATGAGCAGAGGGAACGCGGATATGTCGCTAGAATGGAAAGCTAAAGAAACAAGGTTTGCGTCTATTAATTGCCTTGTTAGTGGCAAAGTGACGCTTGCAACTGTTTCATATAATTCGCTCAGAAGCCGCGAAAACACGGCGGAAACTTATCGTTGGGATAGCCTCATTAGCCGTGCTAACGGCTTTGCCAAAACTGAGGAGAAAGCAAAGGCAGCCTGTAAGCTTTACGTTGAAAGCTGGCTCTTGGCGGCTAATCTTCGCATCGGCTAATGTGTGGGCAAACTAACCGAAAGGTGCTGCAATGTATGAGTGCATGAACTGGCTAAAGGCTGCTGCCGTAAGTGATGCGAAGGATTCGCTAATGGAGTTCGGAAGCTGGCGAATTAACTGCTTTAATTCTGCCGTTGTGGCGGGTATCGTCTTCGGATGATAACGCCTGAACAACTCGCCAAACCAGGGACGGAGAGCGCGCACCAAGTCGCGCTCTTTTGTTGGGCCTCAAGGAAGGCCACAGAGACGCCGTGGGAGGCCTTGAGGCTGCTTATGGCTATCCCACTAGGCGGAAAGCGCAACGCCGCTACAGCGGCTCGCCTGAAGGCGGAAGGGGCTAGGGCCGGAGTGCCCGATATTTTCCTGCCAGTCGCCCGTCACGGTTGCCATGGCCTTTGGATTGAGCTAAAAAGAAGCAAGACAACCAAACTTTCGGCTAAGACAGGTAGAACGATTGTTGACAAGTCCGAAGGCAAGGCGCAGGATCATCAAACGAAATGGATAGCCGATCTGCAAGCCGAAGGATACGGGGCTTGCGTTTGTGTCGGTTGGGAAGAAGCAAGAGACGTGCTAATTCAGTATCTCAATCAATGAAAGGTCTAAGCCATGACATTCTTCGAGCCGGATCGCATCTTCACAACAGAAGAAATGAACAAAGCGCGAAGCATTATCTTGGAGACAAATCCAGGCGCGGAACGAGTTAGCCGAATGGTTGGCGAAGTTGTTGACAAAGCCATGCCGCTAGTTCATAAGGTGTTTCCGCTTATGGAGTTTGATCCTGTCTATGTCGCGTATCGGCTTGAATATTCGCTGTTGCGCGTGAAGGGAGTTTGAATTATGAGTGAAGTTACACCTGAATACCTCGAACGGCTGAGAGACGAAGCGGCAAAGCTGAAAGAATCTTTCAGAAGCCGAATGCGATGCGCGATTTCCGAGAGCGAAACGGCCTTCGCAGACCTCGCGCGGATCGGGCGGGAGCTGGGAGAGGCGCAGGCGGAGAATGTGACGCTTTCCACAGAACGTAGCGCCCTGCAAGACGCACTCACGGCGGCCTTGGCGGAAATCGCCCGCAAAGCCTTGGAGAAGACCGAACATGGCAAATGAACCGACATCTGCGCAGATCAAAGCGGCGGCGAGCGCGCGAAAACACGCCCGCAGCGTAAAACTAGCCGCCGCTCTCGCCGCGCAGGAAGCCGCCGAACTCGCCGCGTTTGAGCAAGCCTTGCGTGAGCATGACGAGGTGCGCACCGGGCAAGTTAGGTACGCGCCGGAAGCGCCGCGCGAGCCAAGCGAGGAGGCGGCGAACTATTCGGAAATTCCGAAAGGTTGGAAGCTGGTCCCGGTTGAGCCGACCGAGGCGATGCTTGAAGAATTTCATGACCGCATCCGCATCGAAGCGCGACCGGCTGACCAACTCTGTTCCGTGCTGAATGATCGATATGTTTGGGCCGCCATGCTATCCGCCGCCCCTCCTGCGCCTGCCGGGGATGGGTGGAGGCCGATCATCACTCATAATCCGAAGACTGACCCTGCGATTTGCTTGGTCGCTTACGAAGATGGACATGTGACCGCTGCCGAATATAGCGAGTTGCTGGAAGGCGGCCCTGACGACCATCGGCAATGGGAAACACATATTGCGCCAAGAGCGGAAAACGGAACTGCGGGCCTCTACGCTTGGCCCATCGCATGGCGGCCCTTGCCTGCCCCTCCCAGCGACGGGGGTAATAAATGAGCGAGGAAGCCGCAAAGATCAAAGCGCAGTCAATCCGCGAGAAAACAAACGCCCTGACCTTGGCGCAGCAGGAAAGCTTTCGCGCATGGAGCATCGCTCACGGCTTCGGTAATCCATACCAGCAACTTGAAGCCGCCGCCTTCGAGCGTGGCCGCACCGCTGGCAGGGTTGAGCAGGCGAGGATGGATGCGGCTGTAGCAGATCGGTTCGATAGAGAAATTGCCGATGGCCTCCGCGCCGAGGCCGAACGCATCGAGAAGGGTGAATCGTGACAGAATATAACAGGCGAAGGCCTTACAGCGTCGCAACCGAAGCCGAGAAAGAAGAAGCGCGCATATTGCGCGCTTCTGGCTTGTCCATTAGTCGAATTGCGCAACGCCTGAATCGTTCCGACAAAGCAATTCGCATTTGGACGAATCCGCATTATGCCGAATATGTTCAAAGGGCTAATACGAAGCACAAGGAAATGAGGCGGCTTAATAAGGTCGCAATGACGGCGGAACAGATAGCTTTGCGTACTAAGCTGGCGCGCGTCGCAAGGGAAGAAGCGAGGGAAACCGGGCTACCAATCCGCGAAGCGTATGCGAAGTACGGAATTAAATACTACAATGCAAGGGAACTTTCATAATGGGAATGCATGAAGCTAAATTCAATCCTACCGCTAATTTTGAAAAGCGGTGGTTAGCTGAAAGTTATATTGAGAAGCATGGCGGGAAGATTCTAAATACGAGAAAATGGAAAGGCCGTTATAAATTAGGTGACAAAGTTTATTTTGTGCAATACGATGCGCGCCTGTTCGCTTGGTTTATCTTAGACGAAACGCACGAATGGAAAAGCCGAAAGGATCAGGGCCTTGATCGTGAAATGGACTGACGAATATGGCGTACTCCGCTGCAACCGTACGAAGCTCAGCAATAAGCCGCCTTGCGCTACCTTGCTTATGATGCGCGGTGCGCTAAGCGTGATTGCGACCGAAGGAACGAAAACAAGCGTTGACTTCAGCAAGCAGTTTGCAGACGCGATTGACTTTAACTTTGTTGATTGTACGGGGGCGAAATGATAGCAAGCGAAGCAGAGAAGACAGGCGCTAGGATTATGCGAATGTTCGGCGTCGGGCCGTATCATATCGCTTGGCTGTTCGGGCGAGGCGAGAGTACGATCAAATATTGGCTCTATCCGAAGTTCCGTAAGGCGCAACTGGCTAACCAAAAACGCTATCAATCCTATAAAAGAAAGTGATTGACAAAGGCGAAGCCAGATGCGAAGTTACGGGCGCAGTTTGAATTGGGGGCGAAAATGAAGTTCGGAATACTCGTAAGCATCGCACTCTGGCTTTGCATCTTTATCGTCATTATCCTTATTGACGGTAGTAAGGAATTGGCCGAGTGCGAAAAGAACCATACGCATGATTTTTGCGTTAGCCTGTTGAGGTAATTACAATGGAACATTGCATTAACTTTCTGGATACGGATTTTGTAGTTGAATACGATTATACCGTAACCTATGCCGGAAGCCACGGCGTTGCGCCTTCGCTGAATGATCCAGGCGAGCCGCCTGAGGCAATGGAGTTTGAAGTTACGATCTTGTCCATTCGCGAGGATACCCCTGGCGATACTGGCAAGTGGCTTGAACTTCCTGAATGGCTCAAAGAACGGATCGCGGTTGCCATCGGCTCAGACGAAGACGTTTATGCCATCATCGAGCAACGGGAGTTTCATTAATGCCGGACGAAGAAAGAGTTGCGCGCCTCTTGGTGCAATTCCTCTGGCGCAAGCTGAAAGGATACGACCATTACAAGAAGCAGCAGGAAGACGCCCAATGGCGCGACCATGTTGCAGCCGCGAAGGAAATCATAGCCGCGCTCAAGACCGAAGCGGCCTAGTTGCCAATGGCTTAAAATCGTGTATGCTCCATATTGCGGCTGTCAATGCCGTTGTATGGAGTAAGCCAAATGCCGAACGTTAGCGATGTTGTCGCCCATAAGCTGGAATGCGCGCGAACGGAACTTCACTCAACCTATAATCATTCCCTAAGAACGCTTGGCGCGGAGCCGTTCTTTTCCGTCGAAGATAGGGAATTGCTCGACAAGCTGGATAAGCGCCTATTCGACTTAGCCCAGCGGAAGACGCAGGAAATTGAACATTCCTGGCGCAAAACCTCAAACGCCTAATCAGCCTTGCGCGCCCCTGTCAAGCCCTGTAATGTGTGGGCAAACAGGGGCGCTTTTTGTTTCCTGTATCTTTATTCCTAAATAAAGGATCGGGAAACCAATGACTGTTAAAGCACCATTCCAGCCGCGCTATGGCCAAGGCCAGACTATGACTTCGGCGGCTGCTTCGGCGGCTGTTACGATTGATGCGCAGGCTAAGAGCGTTCAAGTCACCAATACCGGGGCAAATCCTGCTTACTTCCGCATTAGCAATTCTGCGGCTGCGGCTGTTGCTGCGGATTGCATCATCCTCGCCGGAACGCAAGTTACTGTGTCGAAGGGTGACGGGGATAATTCGTTTGCCCACATTTCGCCACTCGGAACGACGCTTAACGTGATTACTGGCGAAGGGTTCTAATCATGTTTAAAGCGCAAACTCCGCCTACTCTCAGCCTTGTTAATCCCGGCAATCGCATTGTTTCGCCTGCTACCTTGCGCCATGCTACGAATCGAACTTGCATTCCGAATGCGCGTTCGGGTTCGCAGTTGCAGAGCGGCGGTCGTTGCTGGCAAATCAGTTATGTTCCGGTTAACGGAACTGTTCGGGTTGGCTTCTGGAATGGCGCAATCCTTACAGGTGGCGCAGGCGAAAGCGGCAACGGCGACACAATGACGCTGCGCTGTTCGATTACGCAATCGGACGGAACTACAACCGCGACTTATTCATCCGGAGCCGTTGCCAATAATGCTGTTGGCTTCGTCGATATTCCGGGCGTTGTTAATCCTTCGTTCAAAAAGTTTATTATCAATTACGATATTCAGATGGGCGCGGCTGGCTTCGTTCCGTCTATGAGTTTTTCCAACTGTTGCGATAGAGGTAATGGCGATCAATACGCGGTTGGCGCTTCTGGTTTCGGCCATACTCAGGATGCAACCTATTTGGGTTCGGGCGAAGCTAACAACTGGCTTCCGCAGTATGTTTCCGTTATGTCAGATCGCAAAGTTTGGGTGCTGGTTACGGATAGCCTAGGCGAAACGGATGACACTGTATTTGATCCGGCTGGCGGACGCGGATTGTTTGGGCGCGGTATGGCGCTTGCGGGGCCTCACCTGAATTGGGCTGCGCCGGGGGATAGGGCTTCTGTTGCTGCTGCTGGCTTCACGGCGCGCACGGCCTTGCTTGTGGCGGCTGGCGCTTCAGCAGCTACCCCCTTTGCGGCTGTCAATCAACTTGGCCGCAATGATATATCTAATGGGCGTTCGGCTGCGCAGCTGATTCCAGATCGGAATACAGTCACAACGACGCTTAAGGCTAACGGCGTTGATCGCGTTATTGGAACGACGATTACGCCTTACACAACTTCGTCTGACCTTGGTAATACAACTTCGGGGCAGGCCCCGCAGAACGCCGCGCAAGAGATTGTGCGTAGCACTGTGAATGACTTCTGGCGTAATGCCGGAGCCTATACCACAACCGGAACGCTAACTAATGGTAGCGCTAGCGTTACGGCGGTTGCTAGTTTGACGCTGCTTGGTATGTTCCCTGGAATGACCTTTACGTCTTCTACAGGTGGCGTTCCGGGCGGTACAACTATATCTTCAATCAATTATGCAACTAGCACCATAACGCTGTCTGCGGCGTTCACAGGAACGACTACGCCCGGTGCTTCGATTACGGGAACCGCGCCTGCAACCGGCCAAACGTTCCCGACTAATCAGGATGGCTTGGTCGATATTTGCGCATTGCTTGAAGGGGCTACCACGCTTCCCTTTACGCCCGTGCGCAATGGCGGGGTTTGGGTCCCTGGCATGGCCGCGCTCGATATGCTGCACATGACCTCGAACGGCTATCTAAGCAATCGCCCATTGGTAGACGGAATGGTCGCCGCATATTAGACCTTCGATTTATCCACACAATAATTAAGGCCGCTTCATGCGGCCTTTTTGTTTGACCGAAAGGGGTATTTTAGCTTAACTGCGAACGCCTTTGGAGTAATCACAATGTCAGCCTTCCAGGAATTTGCGCCGCTAAACCTCAAGCTGATTGTCTATGACACACAAAGCGGCGAAGCCATTCGGGAGCATTTGATTGATTATAATTCGCCGCAAACGCGCCGCTGGCTTATGCGGGTGACACTGTGGGCAACCTATAATCACAAATCAATCGAACTTATCAACGTGAATGATGATAAGACTGTTGACAGACCCGAATGATTGCCATAAGTTCAAATCGTCAAACAAAGCGCGCCCGCGCTAACCGAACAGAAAGCGTTATCAAAATGGCCAAGGCGTCGAAAGTTACGAAAATTGTTGAAACCCCCGCTCCTGCGATTGACAATGCGAAGCTTTCGCTTATTGTCGCCGCTACCGTCGCAAACGGCTTCACTTATGAAGATACGGGCGAAGCGAACATTCAGAACCTGCTTGTTGCGGGGCTGATTGAAACCAATGCGGCTATGGCCGATGAAAATGGAAACGTTGCGACCCGCGCAACCGTCAAAGGAATTGAAACTGTGAACGCCACTGTTACCGAAACCGCTCCGCAGCCTGAAATCGCTCCGGCTGTTGTCCAGGCTGCTACCGCCGCCCCTAAGGCTACTACGTCCTTCGCCATTCGTTCGGACATTCCGGTCCCGACCATCAAGCGCGGCGGCGCGGGCCGCGCTGTCGGCTTCCCGTTCGACCTTCTGGAACCGGGCCAGTCTTTCCACGTTCCTGCCACTGCGGAACGCCCGGAGCCTGCCAAGTCGCTTGCTTCGACTGTTTCGACGGCTAACGCGAAGTATGCCAAGGAAACTGGCGAAAGTGAGGAAGTGACGGTTCCGAAATACCAGCTTGACGCCGAAGGCAAGCGCGTGAAGGTTGACGGCCATTTCGTCAAGCTTGGTGATGAAACCATTACCCGCAAAAAGACGGTTCAGGAGCGCGAATTTGTCGCGCGTTCGGTTGATGCTTCGGACCCGGATGGCATCGGGGCGCGTATCTTCCGCCTTCGCTGAATGAATTAGCAGGCGTCCTCCCACGCAAGCTAAAACTAGCCCCTGGCGAAAGCCGGGGGTTTCTTTTTGCCGCAGCCTATGCAATTTTGAGCGGGCGATTTGAGGGGCTGCAATGTCGATTTATCTTTGGCCGCATGAAGACGTTCAAAGCTTGAACGCATTTTACGGTGATCCTCGCGGAAGCAATGGCGAAGCAAGCCCCATATGGGAAGCGGACAACCTTCGTTATTGGGAGCCGCCTTACCCGCTGTTCTTTAGCGATGGGAAGCATACGCCCTTGAAGCGTTTGCGCATTCATAAGAAGTGCGTTTCAACTTTTGACGAAGCTTTCAAGGAAGTTTTGCATGTTTTTGGGATTGACTATATCGTTAAGAACCGGCTTAACATATCAGGCGGTGCAACCTGTTATAGATTGGAGCGCGGCGGCTCCCGTCTTTCTGTTCACTCTTGGGGTTGCGCTATTGATATGGACCCTGCCCACAATCCTTTCCCGGCGCATTGGAGGACCGGAATGATTGACAAAGGCTTTGCCGCTATTATGCAGAAGCATGGCTTTTGCTGGCGCGGCGAAGGTAATGACGTGGACCCTATGCACTTTCAACTCTGCAAACACTAAGGAAAAGTTCAATGAATGGTTACAAGACTTATCTCGTTTCGCTTATCCCGATTGTCTTTGGCGTGCTTCAGATGACGGATTGGAATGCTTTCTTGAATGATCCGAAAGCGGGCGTTGCCGCTCTTGGTTCTGGCCTGCTTATGGCCATCATGCGTAAGGTTACTACGCTAACTTCGGGCGTGTAATGGCGACTATCTGGGCTGGCTTAATCTCTGGCCTAGTTAGCCTTCTCGGAACGATTGCTGCTATCTTCAGAGACAAGCAGCTAATTGATTCCGGGAAGGCTATTGCCATAGCTAAGCAGGATGCAAGCGAAATCAAGGAAGCAGAAGATGCGATTAAAGCACGCGATAACGCTTTGCGTTCTGTCAGCACCGCTAGCGGGCTGCTTAAGCACCTACAATCAGACCCCAATTGCCGTGATTAGCGCGGCGGCCTGTATTTCGCTGAGCGAGATTCAATATTCTCGCAAGGATACGGAACAAACCATCCGTCAAATCGTTGGGGCTAATGCGGCCCTGGCCTCTTTGTGTGGGCATGGCGCGAAATGACTGCGGAATGGGCTATTGGAACCGCACTTTCCCTCATTGCTCTTATGGGTGTATTCATGGCTTATGCTGTCAATGCAACCAATGCAGTTAACTCGAAGGTTGCAGCAACCGCCAAAGAATTGCATGAACGTATTGACGGAATACATACGCAATTCGTTCGGCGTGATGACTTGAACGGCCATCTTGAGCGCATGGAAACCGTTGTAAGTGCTATGCAGTCCGAACAGCGGGAAACAAATAAGCGCATAGATGCTGTGCTTATGGCGATAAGCAGCAAAGTTTAGATTTGCGCTTCTACGCGCTCTCGCGTATCTTCGCCAAATGTGGTCTAGCGAGCAAACCGAAAAAGATAGATTTGCCTTTGAATGGCTCCGTGAACCGGACGCCTTCAAGGCTGCTTTGGCTATTACTGGCGAAGGTAACGCGGGCCGCGCGTTGCTGTTTGCGTCCGAATGGATCAAAGACCCTTACGTTATTAATAAGAAAAAAGAATTAATAGACGAACAGGGCGAAGAAAGCTTTCTTCCGGCTAAAGCCGAAATCGCACGCAAAATCCTAGCAGTTCACGATGAAACATTGGATAAAGAAACAAAGCTTAAGGCTTTGCGTCTCTATAGCGAAGTGCTGGGCTATATCACAAAGCCGGGGGAGGGCAAGGATAAGGGCGCAGGGTTTACGATGAATTTAACTGCTACGGATGTTGCGCTATGATGCATTTCACGCCGAAGCAGCTAGAAGCGCAGCAAGTTCTAACCGTCGATTCGGCTGTTTATTGCATGTTGTTCGGCGGCTCGCGTTCAGGCAAGACTTTCTTGCTTGTTCGCAATGTCATCATGCGCGCTATCAAAGCCCCCGGCTCACGTCATTGCATCCTGCGCTTTCGCTTTAACCATATCAAATCGGCTATTATCTTCGATACCTTTCCGAAGGTTATGCGTATTTGCTTTCCCGATTTAGTTTACAAGTTAGACCGGGTTGATTGGTTTGCTAAGCTTCCGAATGGCTCCGAAATTTGGTTCGGCGGGTTGGACGATAAAGCCAGAACTGAAAAAATCCTCGGTAACGAGTATTCGACTATTTATCTTAACGAGTGTTCGCAAATCTCTTGGGGCGCTTACGGCATGGTCGTTACGCGCCTTGCCCAAAAGATTATGCAAAGCATTGACGGCAAAGAGCCTGTTGCACTCAAGCCTCGTATTTACTTCGATTGCAATCCGCCAAATAAGCTTCATTGGACATATTTAGTTTTCATTAAGAAAGTTGACCCGGAAACTAAACTTCCTTTGCAGAAGCCGGAAGCCTATGTTTCATGCAAGCTTAACCCGGCTGACAACGCCGAAAACTTAAGCGACAATTATCTTGAAACCTTGCAAGGTCTTTCGGCTAGATTGCGCCGACGCTTCCTAGATGGCGAATTTGCGGACGCTACGCCCAATGCTTTGTTTACGGACGAATTGATAGATAGCTGGCGCGTGATAGACGGCAAAATCCCGCCCTTCGTTCGGGTTGTTATTGCTGTCGATCCTTCCGGCGCAGACGATACCGATAACGCCGACAATGACGCCATTGGCATCGTCGCGGCGGGGCTGGGCGTGGACGGGAACGCCTACGTGCTGGAAGACTTGACTGTGAAGGCAGGGCCAGCCACATGGGGCCGCGTGGCCACTACAGCCTATGACCGCCTCCGGGCGAATTGCATCGTCGGAGAGACGAACTACGGCGGCGCGATGGTGCGTCAGACCATCCAGATTAGCCGCCCCCGAACGCCGTTTATTGAAGTTCACGCCTCACGCGGTAAGGCGGTGCGTGCGGAGCCGATTAGCGCCTTGTATGAAGAAGGCAAGGTCAGGCATGTTGGAAACTTCAATGAACTTGAAGAAGAATTAACGGCCTTCACGACTTCCGGCTATGTTGGGGCAAAGTCGCCGAATAGGGCCGATGCGCTAGTGTGGGCAATTCACGCGCTGTTTCCTGGCCTCACGCAACCTACCAAGAAACCGAAGATTGAACCTGTTATACCTGTATTTAACCCGATGGGGCGCATGTAATGGCTAAGCTGGATTCCGAAAAGATGAAGAAAATTCATAGCGAAGCTATTGCGGAATTTGGCCGCATTAACGGCGCGCTTCGTGACGAAAGGTTGCAATGCCTACAGGATAGGCGCTTTTACTCTATTGCTGGCGCGCAATGGGAAGGCCCGTTAGGCGAGCAATTCGAGAATAAACCGAAGTTTGAAGTTAATAAAATCCATTTGGCGGTTATTCGTATCATTAACGAATATCGCAATAACCGGATTAGCGTTAACTTTGTTCCGAAGGATGGAAGCGACAAACAAACGCTTTCCGATACGTGTAATGGGCTTTATCGGGCCGACGAACAGGATTCGACGGCAGAGGAAGCTTATGACAATGCTTTCGAGGAAGCAGTAGGCGGCGGCTTCGGCGCTTGGCGTCTTCGCGCTGAATACGAAGACGACGAAAGTGAAGACGATAAGCAGCGCATTAAGATTGAACCGATCTTTGACGCGGATTCAACCGTATTCTTTGACCTTGACGCCAAGCGCCAAGATAAGGCGGATGCAAAGCGTTGTTATGTGCTTACGGCTATGTCGCATGAAGCTTACGAGGAAGAATATGACGATAACCCCGCTTCATGGGGTAAGCTTATTCACCAAAGCCAGTTTGATTGGCTAACGCCTGACGTGGTTTATATTGCCGAATATTACGTTATCGAGAAAACGACCGAAAAGTTCCTTTTCTTCAAAGGCCTTACTGGCGACGAAAAGAAAGTTAGCGAAGAAGAATACAGTGAAGACACTGAAATGCGCAAGGAACTTAAGGCAACTGGCTACAAGAAAACCCGCGAGAAAGACATTAAATCGCAGAAAGTTCATAAGTATATTATGAATGGACGCGGCATTATTGAAGATTGCGGCTATATTGCGGGCAAGAATATTCCAATTGTTCCGATGTATGGTAAACGCTGGTTTATCGACAATGTAGAGCGTTGTATGGGGCATGTTCGCTTGGCGAAGGATGCGCAGCGGCTTAAGAATATGCAGCTTTCCAAGCTGGGCGAAATCTCTGCGCTTTCGACGGTTGAAAAGCCTATCTTCAGCCCCGAACAGATGCAAGGCCACGCTCTTATGTGGAGCGAAGATAACGTCAAGAATTATCCTTACATGCTTCTTAACTCTATAACCGATGCGAATGGGCAACCTGTACAAAACGGGCCGATTGGTTATACGAAGGTAGCGACTATTCCGCCCGCAATGGCGGCTTTGCTTCAGATCACCGAGCAAGATATTCAGGATGTACTAGGTAATCAGGAAGCGGGCGAAGAAATCCAGTCTAATGTAAGCGGCATTGCTATGGAACTTGTGCAAAACAAGCTTGATATGCAGACGTTTATTTATATCTCGAATATGGCCAAGGCGGTTAAGCGCAGCGGTGAAATCTGGCTTTCAATGGCAAAAGAATTGTTCATTGAAGAAGGCCGCAAGATGAAAACGATTAACGACGCGGGCGAAGTTTCCAATACGATTATTGGGCAGAAAGTCGCGAATGATAACGGCGTAGTTGAGACACAAAACGACTTGACAGAGGCCAATTTTGACGTGACCGCCACGCCTGGGCCAACAAGCGCCAGCAAACGTGCTGCCACGGTGCGCAGCCTCACCGGCATGATGCAGCTTGCGCAGATGGACCCGCAAACCATGCAAGTGCTGATTGCCATGTCCATGCTCAACATGGAAGGCGAGGGTATTCAGGATATTCGCGATTACTTCCGTAAGAAACTTCTACAAATGGGTGTTGTCGCTCCGACTAAGGAAGAAGCGGCGGAACTTCAGCAGGCCGCAGCCAATCAGCAGCCGGACCCGCAAAGCCAATTCTTGCTTGCTTCGGCAGAACAAGCCAAGGCTGACGCGCTGCTTAAGCAGGCTAATACGGTCCTTGCTTCGGCCAAGGCGGAACTTACCCACGCACAAGCCGCAGCGGAAATTGCGGGCATTAAGACGGACAAGATTGACCAAACGCTTAGAGTTATCCAGGCAATGGAGAATAGCGCGGCGCAACCGCAACAAATTCCTGCGCAGACTGCGCAATAACTCTTGCGAAACGTCACCGTTAAATCTAGGTTGTGTGGGCATGGTTTCCGCCTAGCCGTCAAATTAGGTGAGTAGCTTTAAAGGTCTTTAAATGAATATTCAGGCAGAAAACGAAATCGAAGGTAAAACCGAAACTGAAGCGCCTGTTGTTATTGAGGCTGAAGTTAAAGAAAATACTTCTACCGAAGTTAATGACGAAGCAGAAGACGAAGTTATAGTTTCGATTGGGGACGCTGCGCCGCCGTCCGACGATGAAGACATTTCCAAGGCCCCGGAATGGGTGCGAGAAGTTCGCAATACCAATCGGGAACTTGTCAAGCGTAACAAAGAACTTCAGGAACAGCTTAATCAGGTTGCTCCTAATGCTCAGGTTCCGGAGGTTGGCGCGAAGCCTACCCTTGAATCATGCGATTATGACGCGGACAAATTTGAGGCCGAACTTTTTAGCTGGCAGGAGCGCAAGACCCTTGTTGCTCAGGCCGAACAGGCTAGGCAGGCTGAAGCCGAGAAAGCGAACGCGGAATGGCGCAAGCAGCAAGAAGTGTACGATAATCGCAAAGTGGAACTGAAGGTTAAGGATTTTTCCGACGCCGAAGACATTGTTAAAGATACAATGTCAGTAGTTCAACAAGGGATTATCGTTATGGGTGCGGAAAACTCCGCACTTGTCGTTTACGCGCTTGGCAAGAACCCGGCGAGGGCTAAAGAACTGGCTTCGATTAAAGACCCTGTAAAGTTTGCTTTCGCTGTTGCGAAGCTTGAAGGACAACTCAAAGTGAGCAACAAGAAAGCGCCCCCGCCCGAAAGAACCGTTCGCTCTGGTAGCGGCGCTGTTTCCGGTGCGGTTGATTCGCAACTTGAACGGCTGAGAGAAGAAGCGGCGAAGACTGGCAACTATTCAAAAGTGGTTGCCTACAAGAAGCAGCTTCGAGAGAAAGCCCATTAATCTCTTAAAGGTGAAACATGGCTAACGTTTTTAACAAAGAAGAAAGAGTTGCCTTCGAGAACATTCTTGAAGGCTTTCAGGATGCGCTTATCCTTTCCAAAGCTGTTTCGGTTTATAATTCCGATTCGCAGGAAATGGAACGCGCGCTGAATACGATTTGGCGTCCGCAGCCCTACATTTCCATTTCCTATTCGGGAACGGATATGACTTCTAACTTCACGGATTATACGCAGCTTTCCGTGCCTGCTACCCTCGGCTTCAGCCGTTCGGTTCCTTGGGTGCTGACCGCTACGGAACTTCGTGACGCGCTTCAGGAACAGCGCCTTGGTCAGGCCGCGAAGCAGAAGCTTGCTTCTGACATTAACGTGGCTGTTTCTAATCTGGCCGCTACCTCCGGTTCACTGGTCGTCAAGCGCACTGTAGCAGCTACCGGCTTTGATGACGTGGCGCAGGCCGAAGCCATCATGAACGAACAGGGCGTCCAGTTTGACAACCGCTTCATGGCGCTGAATACCCGTGACTACAACGGCATGGCCAGCAACCTTGCCGCGCGTGGCACGATGACGGGCAAGCCGGTGACGGCGTATGAGCGCGCCTACGTTGGGCAGGTTGCTTCGTTTGACACCGTGAAGCTTGATTATGGCTACCGTTTGACGGCGGCGGCTGGCGTCACCGTCGCCATGAACGGCGCAAGCCAGTATTACACGCCGAAGGCTTATTCTACGGCGACCACTGGCGAAGTTCAGAACGTTGACAACCGCTACCAGGTTATCACTATTTCTGTAACTTCGGGTACGGTTAAGGTGGGTGATTGCTTCACGATTGCGGGCGTGAATGCGGTTCACCACATTACCAAGAATGATACCGGCCAGCTTAAGACCTTCCGCATTACCGCCATTGTGACGGGTGCGGGTGGTTCAGGTACGGTCCAGATTTCGCCCCCGATTATCTCGAATGGCGGTTCGACTTCGGCTGAAGCTGAATACCAGAACGTGACTGCTACCCCGGCCAGCAATGCGCCGATTACCTTCCTGAATACGGTTGCTGCTACCGTCAACCCGTTCTGGCAGAAAGACGCGCTTGAAATCCTTCCGGGCCGCTATGCGGTTCCTGAGGATGCGGGTACGGCTGTTATGCGCGCTTCGACTGACCAGGGCATTGAACTGGTTATGCAGAAGTTCTACGATATTAACACCATGAAGACTAAGTATCGTCTTGATACGCTTTATGGCGTTGTGAACAAGCAGCCTGAAATGTCCGGTATTATGCTGTTCAATCAGACCTAAGTTAACTAATACCTTGGGGGCTAACTGCCCCCAATCATTAGTTTACGGAGGCTGGTTTAATGGACGAATATCCCAAGATGCTGTTCAAGGCTGGCGGTTCGCTTGAACTTGCCGAAGGTAAGTTTTCCTTTATCATCGTCAATTCTTCGGAAGAAGAAGACGCCGCTGAAGGTTGGGAAGCTACGCTTGCTGGCGCGCTCGAACTGGCCAATCCGCAGGCCAATTTGAAATGGGAAGCCCCGTCCAAGGCGAAGAAATCCGCCCCGCCTGTCATCTAACTAGGAGTGTGGGCATATGACCGATGCGCATGAACGCTTTAACGCCGCTGCGGCGGCCCTGGCTCCGGCCTTGGCTGAAATCCTGAGCAAAACCAAGGTTGATGATGTTGCAACCATGAAGGCACAGAACGAAGCCTTGGTTGCGCAGAACGCGGATTTCCAGGCGAAGCTTACCAATCTTCAATCCGAATATGATACTACGCTCAATTCGGTTGCTGATTGGGCCGAAAACTTGCTTTCTCAGGTTCAGGCGGTCCTTAATCCTCCTGCCGGGGCTTAATCATGGCCTTTACGAAGCGCGACTTTGTGTTAGCCGCATTTGAAGAAATCGGATATGCTTCATATATTTATGATGCAATGCCCGAACAGCTTGAAAGCGTGCTTCGTTCGCTTGACATGATGATGGCGACTTGGAACGGGAAGGGCATACGGGTTGGCTACCCGTTGCCTTCCTCGCCTTCAGGCAGCAACCTTGATACGGTTACGGACGTTTCGGACGCTTTAGCTGAAACGATCTATAAAAACCTTGCTATTCGCATTGCTCCGCGCTTCGGTAAAACGATTCCGCAGGAAACTAAGCAAGCCGCGAAAGAAGGTTATGACGCATTGCTAATTAAGATTGCAATGCCAATCGAACAGAATTTCCCCACAAGGCTACCGGCTGGCGCTGGCAACAAGCCTTGGCGCAGGACACAAACCCCCTTCATTGTTCCGCCTGACGAACCGTTAGACGCTGGCAATGATGACGTTTTAACCTTTGAATAGGGCGGGTAGCATGTCTTTCGCAAAGATAGTTGCAACTATCATTCTATCCGTTATTGCTTCCACAGCTTCGGCTGTTCCTGTTGGCACGCCCCCGCCATATAATCTTGGCTTCCCCTTTCCCTTCGTTGGGCTAAACTCGTCCAATGGTGCGACGGACTTTTTTGACATCAGTGGCGCGCGGCAGTTTGAAATTTACCCGTTCCCTGGCGCAGTCAATTATTACGCCATTCAAGGGAACATCGCCAACGGCGGCCCTGCCCTTTCCGCGCAAGGCTCCGACGCCAATATTGACGCCAATATTGCGGCTAAGGGAACCGGCCTCGTTACATTGGGTAACGGCCTTGGTGTGCTGGCGCAGTTTGGCAACTATAATTCGTTGCCAAACACTGTTTGGCCTCTCATTGATTCGGCGCAGGGCAGTACGGTCATCTATTCGGCTGGCGGCTCCGGGGCAAACGTTAATATCAGTATGTTGCCTCTTGGCACAGGCGGCTTCTCGGCGGGGCCTGCCCAAACCGTCACAGGCACCAATGCGACGGCGTTAGGCAGTTCCAACAAGGCGAGCGGCTATGCGTCAACCGCAATCGGTATCGCCAGCTATGCGCAAGGGGCCTACTCCGTTTCAACGGGGCAATATGCGTTTGACAATTCCGTGGTTGGCAAGCGTTCGCATTCGAGCGCGCATCTAGGTTCGGCGCGTGGATCGACGCAAATTTCGGAACAAGTATTCGCCGCGTCAACTTCGTCCGCAACCCCTGTCAATGCAACGTCAGATGGCGGTGGCAGTTCGACGCTTAATACAATCCAAGTTCAAGCAAACCAAACTGTCGCAAGCCGCATTCTTGTGGTCGCCCGTAACACGACGACGGGCGCAAGCGCGATGTGGAGCGTCCTGGCCTACTGGAACGAAGGGGCGACGGCTTCGACGCTGGCTTTGGTCTATTCCACAGGCACAGGTGCGCCGCTCGCTTCTACCGGCACCGGCTCAACTTGGACGGCGACACTCGGAACCAATACAACTACCGGCTATGGTTATGTCATTTGCACCGGAGCGGCTGGCGAAACCATTCGTTGGACCATTCGCGTTGATAATGTTGAGGATATGAACGGATGACAACCCCCACTATCGGCGCGATTCGTTGGGATGCTTGGTATTCTTCTGTTGCAGGTTCGCCTGCGGCGCAGAACGCGATTGCACTTTCGGACGCCGACTTGCAGCAATATGCGCCTGTTCATTATGCGCAAACTAACAGCTATACGCTTTCGGCGGTTGATGGAACGCAAGCGATCATTGATAACGAAATAACTAAAGCCGCCGCCAATGGCCTGAGTTATTGGGCTTATCTTATGTACGGGCGCAACCCCGGCGACCCGGATTACTCCGGCGCACCCTACATGATGAACGCTTGGGATTTGCACCAATCGTCAAGCATCAAAAACACGATGCCATGGTGCGCCATGATGCAGCTCGGCATGATGGGTTCGACCGGAAACTACACCGCGCAAGTAAACCAGATGGTGGCGTGGTTCCAGCAGTCGAATTATTTCAAAGTGCTGACAAACCGCCCGCTGCTTTATATTTGGTGGGGTTCGGCTCCGGCAGACTTGGCGGCTTATTGGGGCGGTTCGCTGGCCAATGTCGCCGCGATGATTACGGCCTTGCGCGC